CCTACTCTTTGTTCAGTTGTAATAGTTGTTGTACTTGTTTGCCATCCAAATTGAGGACCAGTTACTTGATTTGTTCTATTTACTTCTTGAACTGTGCCTGACCATTGTTCGTTCCAGTTACCCCAAACAGTACCAAGATTTAAATCTAATACACCAGCAGAAGCAAGATTTGTCAATGTATCGAATGTGCCTGGCATATCGACTTGTAAATCGGGTAATGTTTCAGTTGCCATCCACTCATCCATTTCAGGTAAAAGCGTTATTGTGCCAACATAGTCGATTACATCAAATGGTTGTAAATTAATTGTAGTACTGGCATATGGTTGTTCTGCATATGCTTCACTCGTATAAGGTAGTGTAATCAAATCACCAGTCTTTTGATAACCGTTTGTTGTTCTAATTGCATCAGTCATTGCAGTACTGTTTTCTAATGAACTATCTGACTCTATTAGATTAATATTGTCTTGATGGAACGCAGGGCGTAATTCGCCGTTTGCCATGTCCATAGAAACTGAATAGTCTGCATCTGTTACATCTGCAATTCCATGTCCAGTAAAGTTATCTACGATAATACCATTCTTAAATCTATCAAAGCCGTCAGCATCTTGTATTTGCATATTTTGTGCTTCTGCTTCTAGTAGAGATAGTTGTGTATAGTATTCTACATTTTCTAGTCGTTTCTCTATACGACCGATATCTCTCATTGTATATCGTCTATTATCTTGTGGTGTTATTTTAATATCTTCTGTATTAAATGTGTATGCAGGTATAAACATCTTATACAATAGCATAGCATCTGCAATACCTTCAGGTTCGATAGGCTCAACTGCCGAAGCGCCAGAGATTACTTTAAAGTCGCCATTAGATGCCATGAACACTTTATCTCTACGACTTAAATAGAACTCCAAGTCAGCAGTAATGTCTGTGTTGAATTTTGCAAATTCGACTGTAGAAGCACCTGTGCCACTAAATTGTCTGTCTTGTCCATCACCAGAATCAATAGTTGTAGCATTATCAACTCTTGGTCTAAGGTCTAGTACATCTCTTAATTCAAACTTCTCACCAGTAACATCAGAAGTATAAGAAGGTATATCACCATAGTCTATACCAGAATAACTATCTACACAGAAGAAGTTGCCAGCGCCGTGGGCGTAATAATCGTATGTGATAAGAAGTCTACCTGTTGGGGCAGATTCGCCTGCCTTTCTTACTAGACGACCAACATCATAGAAGTTATCTCTTTGTCCAGTATCTAAATCAAATCTGTGTGTAATATCTAGGTCTGTAGAAGCGGCTGCAGTACTAAAGTCAGCAGACATATAAACAGACTGAACATTGTAAACATCAGCATATCCTAGATTGATTTCAGTTTTACTTGCAAGAGCTGATGTATCAACAGTCTTAGTTATATCTGTTGTTGCAGTCTTTGTTTTTGCACCAACAACAGAAGCAGAAATAGTTGCAAGAATCTTAACTTTACTTCCATTAAATGTGCTGCCTAAATCGATTGCTAAAGTTTTGCCTGTTGGTGAACCGCCAAGTGTATAGTCGCCAGAACTCGAAAGCGTTATTATATCTCCAACTTCACCAGCAGTAGCACTACCGCCTTTAGTCATTACAGAAACAGTAACATCTGCCTCTGAATGTGCAGTAAATATTTCGTTAGTACCAGCAGTAAGTGTCGCAGTACCAGAACTTGAAAGGGTTGAAACGAACTGTCTGCGAATCTTAAATGATGTATCACTAATACTAGAATTATCTTCTGTCAATAATGTCTTAGTTACTTGATATGGTAATTTAAATAATAAACTATCATTTGTTGGTGATTGAATTTTTGTTCTTCTTCTTGTGAACTGTACTGTTGTTGCAGTTGTACTACCTAAACCACTAGACATCTCTGCCTTTGTATCTGAAGCAATACTATCTACAATTCTTGTAACTGTGTTGTTAGCATCATCTGTGAATGTGATTGAATCGCCAATTTGTAATTCAGTTGTGAACCTAGTTCCAGAACCAAATACTGTGTCTGCGGCCTGCGATTCTTGTGATATTACATCACCACTATTATCTTCTAGTAGAATCTTACCACCAGCGTTTGCCGAACCACCAGTAGTTCCGTTTAATAGTATATCTCCAGCAGTCGAAAGAGCCGCAGTTGTTGAAATTGTTCCCGTTAGTTTTTTGTGAGCACCAAATGTTGATGTTAAATCTACATCAGCAGTGTATGTCGGTGAACCTGCCATCGAAACACCTTTTGTCTGTGCAAATACTTTTTGTTCAAATCCTTTACAACCATAGGCATTATACTGAACGACAGCAGTGTTACTAGAAGAACCGCCCGTTGCAGTTTCGCCTTGTGTAAATGTTCCTTTTACATTCGACAAAACAACGACTGTATGTGATGCTGTTCCGCCAGAGGTATATGCTGAGAAACCAGTTCCGTCAACTGGGTCTGTTGCTGATACTGAAGAAGTCGAAGCATCATATAACTCAAAATTAGTCGAAGATGGATTCTTTACAGTATAGAAGTTGCCATTTAAATCTGTCATACCACCAACACTTGCAAACTTGACTTGTTGGCCTTCAATAAAGTTGTGGCCGCCAGAGCATGTTACAACAGGTGGGTTTGCTTGTGAAACTCCTGTTACTGTTGCTTCACCCAAAGATGTGATACTCTCAACAATACCTGTTGCACCTGAAGAGCCGCCAGTTAATGTTTCACCTGTTGTGAGAGCACCTGAAGCAGGGCCGTAAACATTCAAATGGGCGAACATTACAGTATCAAATAGATAGTGTTTATATGTGTTAGATGTTAGAGATGAAGTTGACATGAAAACACCAGAAGCAGTTCCAGAGTTGTATTCTATGCCTCTACTCTTTGCACGACCAATGTCATAAACTGTGCCGTCATTGTTGACTTGTTCTGTTCCTCTTGTGCCATGAACTGCACTTACTAATCGAACTTTCTTATATGCCTCTGTTTCTCCAGAAACGAATCCGACATCAGGTGTGCCATAGACATTAGTAACATTAACAAACGGAAGTTGTGCAACACGAGTAACAATACCACTCGCAGTATCAAAATCTCTCGCCTTATCTATGTCAACATAAGTTGTTCCGTGTTTTGCAATTTCATAACCTTTAACATATGCCTTGCCTTGTGAAAGACCTAATGCCAACTTAGCCTCACTTGCAGTATTGCCGTCAACAGATGTGGCCCCAGCCGCATAGATACCACGATTTGTTCCTGATATTAAATGTTCTCTTGGGTCTAAATCAAAATTACGAACAACATAATCACCACTCTCGTCAAATGTTCTTCTCGCAAGCGTATCTTCTAAAACAGAATATTGTGTTGAAGTAACCTTATTAGCTACTGTACCATTTCTTACTCTCATTAATTCAACAAAACTTGCGTCAGCAGTTGAAGTCAATGAAAGTTTAGCAAGAGTTAAATCAATTTTGAATCTGTGAGCGCCAGCCGCATTTGCGTTTGATGAGCCTGTTGCGTTATCTAGTAATGTTGTGTCGTCTGTTGAAGTAACAAAAGTTTCTGATATTGTTAGACCAACACGATAACTTGGTGTGTTTGTGTACTTGTCTAATATGAGTGTTTGCTCAGATACAGAAACGAAGAAGCCATTAATGTAATAAGTACCAGCCTCTATCTTAACAGCAGCGCCTTGAGCCGTTGTAGAAACAACTGCCGTACCAGCAGTACTAGTTAATGTTTCACCATCTGTAAATACAGCACTATCATTATCTGTTCCTGAATTTCTATATTTTACAAATAAAGTATCAGGGTCAGTACCATCTGTTGCCGCAATATTAACTACATCAGCAGAAACGCCTGAAGTACCACCAGTTACTTGAGTGCCGTTGAAACTCGCAAGAGTTCCAGTAAATGAAGTTAATTTAACGGCGTTATAGTGAAAGTCTGGTTCAATTTGACCAGGAACAACCATTGCACCGTGCTCAAAGATGTGGTCACCAAATTTCTCAATTTGATTTTGCGTGATAGATTGTTGTGTTGTTAGTTCCCTTGCTTGAACAGCATACGCTGGTCGATACATGACTCTGTGAAACTTTTTGGCTTCATCATAGTCGTCATAATAAGGACTAACATTAAAATCAGTTTTAGATGCCATGGTATTCCTTTATTTAAAATTCAATAATTAACTTAATATTTTCTGTCTGGTCAGACGCCCTTGTTATTGGACTTCTTTCTTCAACATATAATATATCTCCTGAGTCGGCCGCAAGTTCTGGATTTGAATAACCAGATGTAAATGAAACCCCATTTAATGTTCCACTAGTTGTGTTTGGAGTTGCAGAAGCACTTGATGTCTGTCCTGTGATTGCGTTTGAACCACTAAATGCAGTTGCGTTACCATTCGAGTCTGTTCCGACATCTGGGAATCGTGTTTGATACCAGTATAAGATTTTGTTTGTTGAATCATACTCGATTACTTTACCAACCGCACCAGTTGTAGCCTGATTAATTTCTTCGTCAGCAGAGAATGTTCCTGTTACACTTGTGAATCTAGCAGCATAAGTTTGTCGTCTAGTACTTGCACTTGCAACTGTTGTTGTTCCAAAGTTATATGGATTTCTTACAAGTCCGATTCTTCTAAAGTCGTTTGCAACACCAATATCAGATGTGCCTTCAGCACCAACGAGTGATTTGTTCATCATCACATAGAAAGCACCTAATTCTTTAAGTGCATCTGAGCCATGACCACCTTTAGGTGGAATGATTACATTAATGTTTGCACCAGAACCAGAACCACCAGCATTTGTAGCAGCAATAATATCTGCGTTTGTGATATATGCATAAGTGTATCCTGTTCCAGCAGTTGTAATAGAAACTGATGCTACAGCACCAGAACTGATTGTTACGGAAGCAACACCAGATGAACCATCACCACGAATAGGGATTGCAGAAATAGTAGAACCTGAGGATGTATTATAACCCGAACCACCAGCAACAACCAAAGCAGTGTCTAACGCACCATCAACGGCAGCAGCTGATACGGTAGAATCTGTTGAACAATGGATGAAGTCTGTCGACATGAAGTTAAGAGTTTCAGCAGAAGTTAATGAATACATGTACTTCCATCTGTAACCATCAGATGTACTAAAGATTGAGTTTGATGTAGAAGTTGGTTCTACTGTTGATGCTGTTGCACCATCATTCTCAATGACTTTGTAAACTGCATATGCACTATTCATCACAACAAAAGATGAATCCCAAAGATTCGTTGCACCACTATTTGCGGCGTTTGATGAACTAATATTATGTTCGTACATATCGTAAGTTGTGCCTGTAGTCCAGTTTCTTCTTGGTATACATCTTGACACATCTGTAGATGCTATAATCTTTGCACCTAACATATCGTCCCAAGCATAGAACTCATCAGAAACGCCATCATTAGGCGTTGGTGGTGAAGCATCTGTTCCTTCTGCGATTGTGTTTCCTTGAACATCAGCATCTGAGGCCCAAGCGTGTGCTCTTCCTATAAACAAATAATATGTTTCAGCAGCTGTTTCCGAGAAGGATTCAACGAACTGTTCCGCATTATTTATTCTGAATTTATTTGTGATAATTGCTGCCATTGGTTTGTCCTATATTCTTTATATCTATTTATAATGATTTACTAAGCGCTTTTCGTTACTTCAGTAGGAAAAGCAAAGTTGATTCTATGATTCTGACTTGATTTGTTTCCGTTGATGTCTGACAATCTCATTGTTTCACCATCTACATTACTATTTAGTGTGCCTGTAAAGCGTAATGTGTTCCAATCTGCAATTGTCGTAGACCAAGAATCTGATTGTGGGTGTTGTAAAACTCCAGATTCGTTTTCTAATATTATCTCTCCGTCACCAGCACCGCCTTCTAAAGTGATTGCGTTATTGGCCGAGAAGGTTGTAAATGCACGGTCACTTAAATTCTTAACTCTTGGTCCGCCATAGGCGTATCCGTTTCTTACTTCTACATCACGAACCGTATAGCCTTCGTTTCTATAATTAACGACTAGGTTACCAATCTCATTTTCAAACTCTATCTGGTCAGCGTCTGTTGCGCTTTCATAGATAAGATTATCTTGTATGATAACTGGCCTTAAATCATAAAAACTATTCCTATTTCTTTTCTCTAATTCTAATGTTGTTTCTGGTGTCAAGTTTACATCTACTTCACGAGCATTATAATGTGAACTTGTAAACGCATTACTCACATCAGGAGAATATCCTGCACTTGCAGCTGCTCTTGTTCTCTTAGTTAGTCCGTCTAACTGAGCGCCACCGAATGAACTACTGTGAGAAGCTCCTGTTCTTCTACCAAAGACTGTAGTGAATAGAGTATTTAATCTCATGTAAATTGGACTGTCTGAAGTACCAGAGAATAATCCCTGACTCAATGTCGCACCAACAGGTTGTCTAACTTGAGCACTTAGTTGAGTCGCAATATTTACTTCACCAGTTACATAGAAACCACTTGGATGAATTGCTCGTTTAAGTGAATCTCTCCACTTGTTAATACTTTCAGACACTTTAACTACATAAGAATAATCTTGATAATATAAACTGTCTTGAATCTTCTTAGATGATTCACTAAGGAACCCATCCTGATTAATATACTTACCATCAGTCGTAATGTTTGGATTGATTGAAGTTGTTCCTGTAAGTGGGTCTGATTTTGCCACAACAGCAGTTTCTCCGCCAGAGAATGTAATAGTATCACCAACTTCTAATGAGCTGGTTGTTACTGTGTATTTCAAAAGAGGTGCAGTAAAGTCTACAACTGTTCCTGTTGCACCACTTACACTAGATGTGAATGTTTCATCTTCTGTGATAGTACCCGAAACTGTTTTAAGAACTGCATAGTGAGGAAAGTCAAGAGTCGGCGCTGATGTATAGTTAATACCATGTTCTGAGATTAGTAAATCTGTTGCACGACCAATCTCTGTGCCGTATGGTATAACTGTCGCACTTGCACCATCAAATGTTTCATTCAACATTGTTCCGCCAAACTCAAACTCTATTCGACCTAGACCTACATCATTAGGGTCAGCCGCAATAGTAGTTACAGAATCATCTTGATTCAATATGTTTCCAGAATTTTGTTCAAACTCTATAGAACCTGTTCCATCTTCTAAAGTTATTACACTTAATCGTTGTCTATTCGTATCAGACTCTAAACTCAAGAATCTATCACCAACAGTAATCGTTGCAGTTGGTAGAGTTGTATAACCAGAGCCACTCGCAATCATTCTTATGTCAGTTATATCGCCACTACCTGTTGAGTTTTCTTGTACTAACTTATCACCAGGATACTGAGTATCATCTTGTGTTTCATCCTCTTGAACTATGTGGTCAGTTTCAGACATATTATAAGGAATGTCTAATTCGTGTTCTTGGTTTACAATGTAATGTCTTTCAGATGTATTTGTACCGCCATCTTCTTCAGATAATATATGTCCGACTTCATTCTCTAATTCTATTTTGACTTCTCTATCAATCATATTAGAAGCAGAATCTAAGAATTTGCCTTCTGTACCATCTGCAAATGTTTCTAATAGTAAGTCGCCAGAACCGCCACCAGTAATTGTACCAGTTTCTAATTCTACATGAATATCTACACTTCCTGTTTCAGGTGCAAAACCACCACCAACTATAGCAATCTTTGCTTCGGCAGTTCCTGAACTAAATGTTATGGTATCATTTTCTTCATATCCTGTGCCACCAGCATCTACAATGACTTCATCTATACCGCCACCAGAAATTTCCCCTACTTGTATTCTAGCACCAGCTCCTGCACCACCGGTTACTGTAGCTTCATCACCAATAGTTAATGTGCCGCCATCATTTGTAATTATTGTATCTGAAATTGCTTGACTTACTGTCATCTTAACAATAGTATCTTCATCAGCAATACTTACACCAGATACAACTTCACCATTAACAAAAGTGCCGGTTGTTGTGTCTGCATTTATTTCTACTTCAATAATCTCAACAGCGCCTTGTTGAAACTTAGTGATGTTTTCTACAATTGCAGTTGCTTCTCCAACATTATCATCAGACGGATTGTTTGCTTGTGTGATTGTTTGGCCAACTACAAGAATACTATCGTTTACACTTTGAGTCGTTGTTTGTGTACAACGAATAAAGTTTTGTTTATTCCATTTACCATCTGACACACGCAACATGTCATCTGTTGGACGATAGACTTCAGATGTTTCGTTAAACAATAATCTAAAGAACGCCTTATTGGCCTTTGCAGTACCTTTTGCACGATATAGAGATTTAATATTCTTAACAAGTTTTCTAGTATCTACACTATCATGTGTGTCTGTAGGAATTGTGTTGAGAAACTCCTCTTTCATCTGAGTTAAGAAATCACTTATCGTGTGGTCTGGGTCAGAATAGTTTAGAAGTTGTTGAAGGTTTTCTACAGGGTTTGCACGATACTTGCCGACCTTTGCGGTTGCGCCAGATGTTGAGCCGGTTACAGTTTCTCCTGTAATCCATGCGTTGTTGGCTGAAACAAATAAACGAGAGTTACTTGTTATATCTTCTGCAAGAATTGTTGAAGTAGCGCCAGATGTTGAGCCTGTAATTATTTCGCCCTTGGCAAAAGAACTTGTGATTGTATTTGTTTCTTCAACAAGTTGGCCGCCAGCATCTAAACCATTTTTATTTGTTTGATTTAATAATACATAACTGTTAGTTGTACCTTCAGTTTCTAAAAGAATATTATCCGTTTCTGTAATGTCTGACAGGTTTAATTCTGCCGACTCCATAAAAAGGTAGTAAGACGACAGAAATTCTGTGAACTTAGGATGGTCCTCTAAAACAAATTGAGGTACTTGTTGTTTTACAAGTGAGGATAGTTTCCTCTTGTTAGTTTTGTATTTTGTTGCCATTGATTAAGAGTAACTAGATGTTGTCGTATATGATGTTCCTGCCTGTGAACTTCCACTTTCAATGCCATCGACTTCACCAGTAATTGTAGAGTTTGATGTATCGATAGATAGAACTTGATTTCTTACTGGCACAATGTCATTAGAGCTTGGTGTTGCAAATACTCTTATCTGTGTGCTTGCAGTTCCATCTACATTTGAAATAGATGTGATGTGTGCGGATGTTAGAACAACTTCTCCTGTTGTGTAGTTGACGGTGCCATAAGTTGAATCTGTATAAACTCGTGCAGTACCACTTAAATAATAAGCTCTTAAATTACCAGCACCATCATCATCTAAGAAATGCTCATTTGTTGAAGAATCATTATTGATTTTAAATCCTGTTGATGAAATAACGCCGCCGGCAGAAGCGTTGTGTCCAGAATGTGGATTATATAATGCATTGTTGTAGTTAAGTGTATACTTTAATCCAGAATTCAATGTCGGAGTAATATACTTGTACATTTTCACAGTTGTAATATTACTTAGAATAGATGTGTCTGCGTTATTAATATCTTCAATTAGTTTTGAGTACCTAAACATGCCAGCAAAATCCTCTAGTGTGTTATTATTATAACTTGCAATCTTAGTTAATACATTTGTCTGAAGTGTTGTTACATCTTTCGTTGTTACACCAGAATTATATTTAAAGTTTACAACAAGTGTAATGTAGGTTGTTTCAGGGTCAATAATCACAGGCGTTACTGAAGCAACGGCATATTGTTTAAGACTCTGTACAATACTTTCTTTTGTGGCAGTTGTCAGATTAGAGCCTGATTTTGCCTTGATTGAAATATAAACTTTACCATAGTCAGGTGTGGCCGCATCTTCGCCGCCATAAACTTGAACTGCCTGTGCGTTTGCATATAGACTCTTAACAAGAGTTTTATAATCTTCAGCAGTAACCGCCCTGTCTTGTGCAGAGTAATCTCTTGGTGCATTGTATTTAATTGAAGCAATTGATTCAAGTCCTGTTCCACCAGAAGCATTACTGATTGTAGTAACTGTTGCACTTGAGAATCCCCCAATAGTGCCAGATAGTGCAAATGTTGTAGCACCATTAGGTGCATCTCTGTTACAGTTGATATAATCTAATATAACTATGTTGCCGTCTGCAATTACTTTACCTGTAACACCATCGCCGAAGTAAACTTCAAAGCGTCCGCCTTCTACTTCTTGTAGAAAATATACTTTAGATGTAGCATCTAATTCTGTGATACCTGTTGCAAGCGTATATGTGTTTGTTGTTGCATCAGAAGATGATTCTTGCACTTTAACAGTTAGTGTCGTTGTATCAACACTATCGTTTGGTATAATGAATCGTTGGTCTATATCAGATGTGTTTGCCGTATATTTGTAATTTAGATATGAGCCTTCATGTACAACTAAGTTGCTAAATTTATAAACATTTGAAACAGGGTTGATACTCACATCAGCATTGTTCACAAAACTATAAGCTTGACCATCAACTGTTGTTGTAAACTTAGTTCCTCTTGACATTGTGAGAGAGGCGCCAGTAGCATTATTGACTAAAACATCAATAGTAGCTGTTGAGGATGTACAACTCGTTGGAGTATAACCAACTTGTTTTGCAAGCGACACAACACTAGAACGCAAGTCTGCACTATCAAGATACATTTCATTTGCAAGCATGTTTGCGTTGTAACCGAGGTAGTGAGTATTATATGCTAACACATCAAGAAGTGTCGACATACCAGAACCTTCGAAGTCGTAGTCTGTAAATTCGTTCTGTTGTGATAAAAATGTTTTTAAGTTAGCCTTGATACCATCAAAGTCTAATTCTGAAATTTCTAGTTTAGTTGCCATAGGTTATCTCAATCTCTCTAAAAAGGATTCTACTACTACAGGGTCAGGATAATTCTGTACATAGAAAGATATTTGAACAGAGTATCCATTTCTCTCAAATTCTGGCTGTGTATGTACTTGAACTAATCTACATCTTGGTTCGTAATTGTTAATTAAATTTTCTATTTGTTTTGTGATTACATGATTCATCTGAGGAGTCAT